AGATAGCAAGATACAAGACTTAGAAAAAGCTATCCATTATTTAGAAAACGAACTCACCCATGAAAAAGACCTTTATTTCCGAGCAAGCCAAGGAATTCCGTACCAAATACAATCTGCAGAACTCTCAGACTATGGGAAATCGTACATATCAGAAGAATCTGATCGTCGAGGAATTTAAGGAAGTATTGGAAGCAGAAAGTCAGTTATGGAGAAATAACCTTCAAACACATGAGGAATTATTAAAAGAATTAGCTGATCTAGTCTATGTATGCTACCAATATGCTGAGAATATGGGGTGGTTCTTAGATGAAGCCCTAGACAGAGTACATAAAAGTAATATGTCTAAACTAGGTGAAGATGGAAAGCCAATATATAGAGACGACGGTAAAGTATTAAAAGGACCAAATTACAAACCACCAAATTTAGAAGACTTAATTTGAAATGACCGCAGAACTTATCTCCCGCACTGGTCGGGTCCAGCAATGGTTGGATAACCCAGAATCAAGACTTCCAGTGAGCTGTACTGTGTTTGTCGTTGAGGACTCAATGGAGGGTCCAGAAGGCATCGAGGCTAGCTGGAGATTTGCGTCACATGCATTGAGACATGGGGCGGGGTGTGC